GACCGCAGAGGAGATGGCTAAGTCCATCTCAAAGATGTTCGAGGATATGGAGACCAAGTCTGAGAACGCAAAGCAAAGTCTCATAGATCAGCTTGAGGTCACGTCTAACAAGTATCGCACTGCCAATGGAGTCATGTCTGTGCTTGGCTGTCTGCGCGATGTCTCCGGCAAGCAGATCAAAGAATGCAGTCTTCAAGAAGAAGTAGGATATGCCAAGACGATCGCCACTGAGATGGCTGTCGTCGCACAAGAGATGGCGAATAAGGCACACGATCTGACGCCGGAGACTATGGAAAAGCTCTGTGACTTCTTCTATGACAAGGAGTTCTCCGAGCATGATGGTAGTGGATTAGATATGGTGAAGGAACTCATGGTTCTCCAGCTTTGTCAGAACGTGGGGCCGAACGCAGAGGACATCACCGAGTTCTGCAAGCATGCCAAGGAAGAGATTGCGAAGGCACGGGAAAACCTTGAGAAGTTCTGCAAAGAGAACGAAATCATGGACTTCTTTGAAGAGCTTGAGAATGATATCGTAGACTTTCTTAAAGAGCTCTATGACGTAGAGGACTAGAGTAAAGCAAAGGTATAGCCATTAACAGGTTTGCCGTCTTTACATCTCTTTTTGATAGTTTGATGGGTGGTGTGATTTGCCAAAGCTGCGTCTCTGTAACTATGGTAGATCACACCATCATTTCTTACTACATCTACCCCAAGTTTCTTACTGCTATGATTTAATCCATTGGCAAACGCATGGCATTGATTGTATGAATGAGTACACCATTCGAGATTGTCAATATTATTGTTGGCTTTGTTGCCATCCATATGATTGACGTCAGACAAGTTGTCAGGATTGGGAATGAAGGCACATGCAACAAGACGATGTACTAAAGCCATCTTTCGTTTGCCACCTGCCTTGAGATGAAGCATAAGGTAGCCATTTCTACTAGCGTGAGGTTTTAGTTCGACTTGTTTATAGAGCCTACCGAAGCGATCATAATGCTCGACAGAACGGACTTTTCCAGTATTGGACACTTGATAGAACCCCTCGTATCCAGCAACATCGCGCCACTCTTCCATTACAGATTCCTTTCCTATGGAGGACAGATATGACAAAGATACCTAGATACTACCAGCCTCGTCCATACCAGAAAGATGCATGGGCAAGAAGGCTATCTGGTGAGTACGACTACTATTTTAAACTTTGGGGCAGACAGTGTGGTAAAGATACAGACGATATCGAATTTTCTCTATACAATGCATACATACATCCAGGCACGCAGACTGCCTACACGGGAATCAATCATCTGTGGGTGAACAGGAACATCTTCAACAAGTACGTCGATGGTAGGAAGTTCTGGAGTGACTACCCAGACGAACTCATAGACGTACAAGACACGAAGAGGATCGTAGAGATAGCCAACGGCTCTGATGACAAAGCGAACTCGCTCATACAGTTCATCGGCTTCAAGGAGAACGAGACATTGATCGGTTCTTCGTATGAATACTTCTTCATATCCGAGCTGAGTCTGTACAGGCGCAACGCATTCGACTACCTTATGCCGATCTTCGATAGCAAGAAGGCCATGAAACTGGACTTCATGGTCAACTTCAACTTCACACCACGAGGACTGAACAACACGGCGGCAGACATGCTGATCGCACTGACTGGAGAGACGGAGCCGGAAGCTTGGCCAGGAAAGCATGGCAGGACGTATGTTGACTACATACCTGTCAACAAGGCTTTGGACGCCAATGGGAACAGGATATTCTCTGACGAGCTGCTTGAGGAGATACGACAGAGATACATCCGTGCCATGGGAAACGACCTCATGTTTCGCCAGGAGTACATGTGCGACTTCCTTGCCGTCAATGCCGGCCTTGTGTTCCCTGGGATAGAGAAGGTGAGAGAGGACGGAAGGTTCTGTCCTACAAACTTCGACACCACGAAGCCTGTGTACATGGCATGGGACATTTCCTCGAAGGACAAGATAACTGACTGGACGAGCGCCATCATCTTCCAGTACTACAATGGACGCATGTTCATCCTAGACTGGTATGAGGACAACAGGAAGGCAGTGGTCGAATGTGTGCAGGAATTGGCACAGAGGGAGTACTTCCATCTGATTCGCGCAGCATGCCTGCCATGGGATTCGGATCGTTCGGGTTCATCGACCTCACCTTTGGAGGAATGCAGACGGGCTTTTCCCAACATTCAATGGCACAAGCTGGACAGAACGTATGTGCAGGATGGAATCAATCGGATGCGTGCCTTGTTGAGCAACGCAATTATAGACAGCAAGCGATGCGACTGGCTCATGGAATGCTTCGAGAATTGGGAGTACAGACAACTATCGTCTACTGATGACTGGTCAGCACAGCCGAAGCATGATAGGTACTCGCACCTCATGGATGCCTGTCTCGACAGAGATGTCATTGTGGAAACGCTTGCAGGACCACGCAGGATATCCGAGATCCCGGAGTGTGGCTATGTGTTCACGCCTGACGGCTTTAAGCCATATTGGAACTGTGGCATCAGGAAGCAGGAGGATGACTGGTATAAGATAGAGCTTGAATCAGGACAGTCGATAACCTGCACGCATGACCACGTGTTCCCAACCATTGACGGATTGAAGCGTGCTTCCGAGCTGACTCCTTCCGATATACTATGGTACAATAGTATCGCAACGCGTCGAAAGGAAACAGATGGGAAAGACGAGCAAGAATGCGATAGACAAGGTGGAGTGGAATGGGATCACCTGGTCGCTCTATCAAGGGGAGCATTACTATCAACATGGCGAAGAACGCCTCCACCGCGCTGTATACAAGTACTATTACGGGGAGATACCTCCGGGCTACCATGTGCATCATGTGGACGGGGATGTGCGGAACAACGACCCGACGAACCTAACGCTGCTCACGGCTTCGGAGCACGCAAGTCTCCATATGTCCAAGGAAGACCGAAAGCAGAGGCAATGCGAGATAGGCAGGGAGAGCTGGGAGAGGCTGGATGCAAGACGCAGGGAATGGGCCAAGACTCCCGAAGGGGTGCAGTGGTACAAGGACCACTGGAAGAAGACTATTGGGAAATCGATGACGCCTATAGAGCTAGAGTGCGCACACTGCCACAAGAGGTTCGTGACGACGTGTCATCGCAAGAACGTGCGATTTTGCTCGAACAACTGCAAGATGAAAGCTCGCACTCGAAGGTCAAAAGGGTTACCAGAAGACGCGGAGTTGCCGAGGCATGGTGCCTAGAAGTAGAGGGACAGCTGTTCTATGCCAATGGCATACTGACAAAGAATTGTCGCTATGCTGCCGACTTTCTGGCGCAGGTGCCTTATATCGAGGAGTCTTCGTCGAGGCTACGCATGAAGATGCCGAGTCACTATGGCGGCTGGGACATAGACGATGTGGAGAACGAGTGGGAGTCCTATCCTCCGGGCATGCGTCCCAGCAAGTTCTCAAAGCTCAGAAACAAGAGGCCGAGTGACATCTACGGCATATAGGAAAAACCCCTGTTGGGAAGATAGTTCTTCCACAGGGGTTTTTCCCGGAGTCGTGTATGCCTGGAGGCAAGACCTAGTATAGCATCACTTCACGCGATTCAGCTTGGGATTCTTGCGCTTTGCCTTCGGTGATGCGTTGCGTGATGCCTCGGCCACGATCGCACCAGCGGACTCCTTGTCATACTTGCCGCCTTTCATCACGTTCTTGACGGCCTCTTGGAATCCGCCTTTCTTCTTTTTTGTCATTGGTCCTCCTTTATTGCCGGCTTGTTCCTATGTTAGCACATAGGCCAGACACGCAGACTGGCCTTCCCAGCGAAGTGCTCTGGGCTGGTGCTGTTTGGCCCCATCCTCTGACAGAACTGATAGGCGGAGTCCCTTCCATTAACCTTCACTGTGCCATCTGTGCCTGCCGACTGCTGTGGCGAGAAGGAAGGTAGACCGCCAACAGAAGGCGGTATCACTGGATAGCTTGGTGTCACAGGTGTCTGAGCTTGATAGCCATAGTAATATGGTACTGGCATCATTGCCTCCTTTTCGACGACGCCATCATACAACAAAAGGCCCCACCGTAAAGGTAGGGCCTTGGGAATTTTTTACCACTCTCGCTGGATCAGATTGATGAAC